GCTGAATATATCCCTTCATCATAGGTGTTTGGTACGACTGATGAGCCAGCAATATGATCCTCTGTTTTTGCAAAAGACGTGTTATCAATATGACCTTGATCTAAATTAGTGGCTATTGTAACATCCCACCCAGAACTATTGCCTTCAATCTCTATTGTTTTAAATATCTTAACATCAGAAGGAGCTGCATTTGACATCACTTCTACCTCTGTATTGTAAGCTGTACCGTAAAAAGTGTTACGATTACCAGTACTTTTGTTGTGTTTATATAGCTGACCGTTCTTAAATGTATAGAATTCGTTATTTAAGTTTATCATGTAGTCAGGTATGTAAGAATGGAACGAAGTCCACCCTCTCACTTTTTCATCGTATGTTAATGTATTACTTGGCATCTTTTGTTTTTTATACGGTATTTATTTATGGGTTAACTGAACAGACTGTACAAGAGTTAAATGATTGTCCATTCCAATATCTAACATTATTGCCCACATCTTTATAATACCCATTAGGTGCGTAATTAGTTGATCCACAATTTGCGCTGCTTGTATATATTTTTGTCGCTGAACAAAAAGTAGAATTATCTGTGAAGTACTCCGATTGATTAGAAAATGGGCAAGTAGTAGAGGCATCATAATATAACATATGAGCATAACAATTACTAGGAGCTGCTGTTGTTGTTGTAGTTGTAGTTGTAGTTGTGCATACAAATGGAGTGCTAATAACCCCAGAGTTACTTAATAAAAATGATTTTCCTGTGTTCGGGGTTTGCTCAGTTCTAAAATACGTGTTACCTCCTTGATAAGGGGCATTATTTCCTGAATCTTCGTACACCACTAAATTGTTGTTTATAGCATCATCCCAACCAGTTACATTTTGGTTAAAATAAACAGTAGTTGCATTTGCTGCGCTACTACAAGCTAATGATGATGTTGCCCATCCAGTTGGTGGGTTATTGCCTCCTCCAGTTGTGCTTCTCCATATCGTCAAAGAGCTTGTAGGCGCTGCCGTAGTTGTAGTGGTGGTTGTACTGGTTGTGGTAGTGGTTGTATAAGCCTCTATAGGACATGCTGATGTGTCCTCAAAAGGTGGAATATAATCTGGATCGCTTGATGAGTTAGCTTTTGTGTCATCCGTAGGCTGTCCATCAATATACTTTCTCAAGGTCAAAACAGTCTTTGTTCCAGTGTAGTACGGCATTATAAAATCTTTTTACAAAGATACTTAATTTAAAGCAAAGCTTGCTGAAGCACCTTGTAGTACATGTAGGAGCATTTTTCTTTTGATACATTTAAATCCATTGCAGGGAGTTCCTTGATATAAAGACCTTTGAAAAACATGTCTTGCATTTGATCGGTTACACCAGCGTTATGAAATATGCTGTTTTTATTCCAAAAACCAACGGGGTCTGTAGCCCAACTAAAATTTAAATTTTCTGATACAGCAGTCATTTGACCTTTTTTCCAAGCCACCCAAAGTAAAGCCCACATTTCGCAGGTCCATATTTGAAGGGGAAAGTAATCTGGATCACGTTGTTTTTTTTCATCACTGATCACTTGCATCTTTATAAATAAATCGTGTGATAAATCTACAACCTCTTCCCAATAAGATGTCTTTACGTTTTTAAATAAATATTGAGCTCCACCTGAGGCTCCTTGCATTGATTTAACTAAATCTTTTGATATACCTGCTATATTTAGCATTGGATTTAATATATCATCTCCTTTAGATTTTAAATAATCATACCCTATGTAGCTTATAGTATCGCTTAAATACCAAATATTATCATCAAGCAATCCGCTAAAATCAATTGGTTTTGTAAGACATATGTCCGAGTCAGTCAAGAAAATAGTTTCATTTTCAAACTCTGGAAATGCTTGGTAGTGCTTATGAAGCAAGTGTTGTTTTATTGAGGGTATATAGCCCCTGTAATCTCTAGTATCTTCATAGAAAGAAAAAGAAACGCCAGGATATTTTTTCATGAGCCTATCGAAGTAAGGGTCTATCTCACCCTCTATATTGCATACCACATTAACATCTTCTAGTTTAACTCCTACAGTTAAAAAACTGTGAAGCATCACATCAAGCTGCCATCCATAATATTGAGTGGCTGGTTGAGCACATATGTATTTCATTTAATTTCATTTTAAATTATTTAAGGGTTGCATGTCTGACAAGGACCTTGAGAGAAGCTAGATCCGCTCCAGTATCTTGATTTAGTGCCGCTAGAGTATGTGTAGTATCCGCTTGGAGCATTTGTCGTACAGAACGTATCTGTTGATATTGAGGTTGCTAAACATAAATCAGGATCATCTAGATAATAAACCCCACTTGTGTCTTGTTGGCATATTGTGGAAGATGAATATCCCAATGAAACTCCGTGACAATTACTAGGCGCAGCTGTTGTGGTGGTTGTCGTTGTGGTGGTTGTACTAGTAGTCGTGCTAGTGGTCGTGCTAGTTGTACTTGTAGTTGTTGTTAAACTCCAATTTACGGTGTGTGAGTCCGTGTAAGTGCCGTCTATTGTAACCCCATAAGTTTTACTTCCGCTTGTTGACTCTGAAATATTTATAACTTTTGATGTAAGACCTGCCGCTGCATTTCCTGTCCAAGCCCAAGTAGATCCTGTAAAGTTTAAATCCTCCCCAGTTAAGCTTATTGTCGCTCCAACTGCTGCTGAGGTTGCACCATCTATTCTGGCAAACGGTGTCGCTAGAGTTGTTGTTGTAGTCGTTCCTGGCGCAGCTGTTGTAGTGGTAGTAGTAGGCGCTGCCGTAGTTGTGGTGGTTGTCGTTGTAGTAGTGCTAGTTGTTGTAGTAGTTCCGCTTTCACACTCAAATGTATCAACCCTCCATTCTACTGGTTTATCTTGAACAGAAACAACATATTGGTCGTGTATAGGATCATAACCGCCTATTCCTCTTACGTTTAAGTTTGTGTTTAAATTATCATTAAACCAACTTCTCATTCCGTAGTCTGATATCTCTGTAATTCCGTCTTGAGCTAATCTTAATATAGCAGACCTTCTTTCATCTGAAAAATACATTCTGCTTCCCCAAGACTGAAATGATTCGGGCGAATTACTTATTCCATACTCGCCAATGTAAGGCACTTCTTGTCCTAGTATATTTAAAGATTGAGACACATCACCTGTACCTGATGCTGTAAACAAAACATTTTTATTGAATAATATTCGGTGTATTTTATTCTCTTGAAAAACAATTAAGTCGTTGTCTCTAGAGTGAATTTTTTTAATTTCACCGTACTTTTCATCTATGTCTTTATAGTTTATTTGAGCAAGATTAAAAACATTCAGCCCGTTATAGCTGGTGCTTTCTTCATATACATCACTGTATGTTAATGAAGCTATTCTTTTGTTGCTTTTATAAAGATCAATAACTTCATTCAGCCTAACGCCTAAATTAAATGTATTTAGAGTGATGTTATCTTTTATTCTGTTTGATTCTACTCCACCTCCAAAAGCAAATGCATTAAACGCTTGTGACTCTACTATAGCTGGTATGCTTATATCTTGATTTTGAAGTGTGCCGTTGTGAAATCCATTGACTACATTGTAAGTTCCAGGAACTTCGTAAAAACTTGAGTCTTGTTCTGTTTCTGATATAACCTCAAAAACAGTGTATCCAGTTTGACCATAAGCAAAATAAGTTAAAGCTTGAAGAAATCCTTTTCCTTTTAATTTCATATACACGCCTGCAACTGAATCTCCTGGTTGAGAAGGTGGACTTAATGATAAATTAATATAAGGAATCTCTCCCACTGCATACGATGCAACGCTTTCGACTTCATAGGTTTCTGAGTTGTTAATTGTAGTTAAACTACCAGCAGCGTAAGTTGATTTTACGATAATGTTGGCGCCATCGGGGACTTTACTTGTTTCGTTTTGATTTATTCTAACATAAGTAGAACCACCTGCACTATACTTTTCTAATGTTGTTTTTAAAACAACATAAGTTCTTTTAACTTCTTTTACGACTATCTTGTATCTATCAGCCCATATTGGAGCTGGGTTGTTTATTGTGACTTTTAAAGAATTTGTCTGATCGCTTGATTCAAAAGGCACATTAACAAATTTGTTTTCATCGGCAATAACAGAAGACTTTCTTCCGTTAGAATCAAAATAAACAAGCCCAACTATATAATTTCTATTGCTTTTAAGAGTTTTTTTAGGAGAAAAATCTCCACCACATGTGTTGCCTGAGCTTATTGTTAAACCTGTTTGACTTTGCACTGATGCAGCGCAAATTCTGTTTTCTCCTGGCTTTGCTATTGCTTGCCTAGAATTACTTTCACTACAAAGCAAATAGCTAAATGTTATGTTTGAAGATGTTGTATTAGTTACGGTATACAATAAATTAGAACTACACTCTGACGTTAAATCCGAAGACTGTATGTTAAGTGTTATATCTAAAGGATCTACAATATCATAATTTTCTTCGTAGTTTGCGTAAACAATCCTATTTCCTAAAAAATCTTGAGCCGCTGCTTTTAATGGAACATTATCATATACTCTATTATACTGAGTATCGCTAAGTAAAGTGTATATTTTATTATTGTTGAATGATAATTGATAGTTTGTGTTATCAGAAAGAGTGTCATTTGCTTTATTGAATTTTCCTATTAGAAAATTGTTAGCCGTGTTTTCTTCTTTTGCGTAGACTTCTATTTCTAATGCTTGACTTGGTCCAGAGTTATAAGTTACTTGAACGCTATTAAATCTATTTGTCATTGCGTAAGCGCCATAAGGCTCCGCTTTGAAGGTGTCGTCATTAGGAAAAAAAGCTACTTCAGAAAAAGGAGACAGCGCACTAAACTTATTGTGCTTGTATTTATATCTGTAGGCAAACGTAAAAAACTTGTCTTCTATATAGTTGTCATCTAAAGTTCCGTCTATTTGGAGTACAATTGAAGGCTCTGCTCTTGGGGGTGCTTTAATTACAGCAATATCTTCTTCTGAGAAGCTGTTTGCTCCGTAAGCCTTTGCTTCAGCAACCTCTAAATATCTTGGTGGGTTTTCATTATCTGTCCAATAAATAAAAACTTTATTTTCGTTGTCATTAATTAAGACGTTAACGCCAGTAATTATTTTATTCTTCTTAAAATTAAGAACATTACTTCCAGCAGCTCTTGTGTCTTGTAAAACAAATGCAGAGGTATTAGAAAACTCGTAGTATTCTGCTATGTATGATCCAGTATCTGACTTGACAAACCAATATATCTTTCTGTTCTTATCGTCAGCAACTGCGCCAATACAAACGGGGTTTGTTCCAAAGTCTAAAGAGGTGAGAACTTCGTTTGAAAGCGAATTCTCTATCGCCCCTACATCAGAGCCAACAGAATTAGCAACCTTTACATTAAGAGCATCTCTATACTCTCCTTGAGGAAGAAGCCTCTCATCGAGGTCTTTGTTCATCTTTCCAGATGTAAATAGGTTTTGTATCTTCATTATTTAATCCACTTGTTGCGTCCCTTGAAGGCTTGAGCTAAGTCAAATGGATGTATATCCATCATTCTTATTTTCATGTTTTTCATAGCCGCAAACTGTTCATTTTTCATTCGTCTAACTATGTACTCTTGGACGCCAAACTTATATTGAATTACTTGGTACGCAATGTATTTTAATAAAAAGTCTTCAGCAAGTTTATTTACTTGCAATTCTGCTTCTGTTAGATAAGACAAACCATCAGTAATATATTCGATTACTATTGCCTTGTTTTTTACCTCAGAACTAAACCTCAAATAGCCAGCATTCTTGTCTATACTGTACATTCCATTTACGTTTGTTCTGTCTGTAAACATTCCAAATCTTCCCCCAAAAAACTCATAGTCTAGATTTGAGAATGTATCGTTATCAACGGTAGCATTACTAGCTTGCTTCATGTCTATGACAGAAGTACCTTCAGCCGCAGCATCATTGCTATCAAATATTATATCATAATCATCATCTTGTAAATAAGCTTTTGCTATTGTTGTATCCACGTCCATCATCATAGGATGAAGCCTTCCTAGCTCATCAACCCAAGACAGTCTTACAAGCTTCACAAAGTCTTTTGGCAGTTCTAATTGCAAATCATCGGGTAATTCTAATTCAAGAGCTCTAACGTCTTTTAATGCGTCGTAATGCAGCTCTTGCAATCCTCTTTTTGCGTGATACACAACATCAAATCTTTCGATATGATCAATTATTTTACCATCACCTACATAGAATGCCATAAAGTTATTTATAACATTCTTTAAAAGCACAAACTGATTATCACCCCAATTGGTGCTGTTTTCGTAATATTGCTTGTCTGTAAGTGCCATTTATTATACGTTTTCTTTCTGTGTTTCTACGGCATCGATTTGAGCAGCCGCTTGCGCAACCTCTGCCTCTCTGATAGTAACACCTGATAATTTTAATATTTCTACAATTAAACTTGCTTCGTCGTCTGGGTTTAATTCAAAGTCTTGATAATCTCCTGCGCTAGGATTAAATATAGGGTTTTCTCCAACAACAGTATAAGTCCACTTTGGGTCAACCACATTTCTTATGTAATTTACATTAACCTCTCCAGTTAATGTACTTGGTTTTACATACCACTTATCGTTTTCATCACAGTATCCAGGATAAAGTTCTGAAGGTCCAGAAATGTTTGATGACTCCAAGTATGTTTCTTTATATTTTGGAACATACTCCATTAATTTTCCGCTATACACTAAGGTTATAGGAGTGTATAAGTCAGATGGCTTGATTAGGTATGTGCTTGAAATTGATACTGAGCTAGTCTTCATAAACTTATCTATATTAGACCGAAGTATCGATAGCTTATCTCCTTGATCTTTTGATAGTCTCCTAGCATTTTTCATTGTGGATAGGCGAGAGTACTCTGAAAAGTACTGATCAAACAATAGCTGTTGAGCATACTTAGCATATGAGTTAAATTGAGAAACAGTTAACGTTCCTCTATTCTCCTTATTTAAAACACTTAAAACAGTATTCCTTACGTGATTTATCATGATACAAAAATACAAAAAAAAGAGGAGCCGTTAAGACGACCCCTCCTTGAGCTGTAGTGGTAGGTGGGAAGAACTACAGCTTATTTGTAATCCCTTGTAAAACATCAAGTCCATCGTCCGTTTTGAAGAAGGAAGCTAAAGCTGAATAAACATTTTCACCGTAAGGAGCTGTTATTATTTTGTCCTTTGTGTTGTTGTTCCAGCATACAGTTCTATTGTCGTCTTTGATAAATATAATGCCCATTTCAACTGCACGAACCGCAACATTTCTAAGCTTTACATTTTCATCTTCTGACAATTCTACAACCTCTCTTGGATTTCTAGACGCATACAAAAGCATATCTCTCTTGATTTCCTTCGAAGTCATTTCAGAAACATTTCCTTGATCACGAAGACAGATTCTAGCTATTGCCTCTAAGTCCTCTATGTCCATTTCTAGGACAAGGTTTTGTGCCTCTAAAGTTTCTTTTAAAGTATCAATGTCTTTTTCTGCTTCTCTACTTGGATCAAACTCTATATACTCACCATCTTTGTCTGGGTGGTATAGAGATAAGAATTTTTGCAATATCACCTGTTCTTTTGGCACAACAAGCTTTCCATCTCTAAAAATAATAGCAGGAAGAGTTACGTCTCCATGTTGCTCGTCTTCAAAAACAGAAGTTTGATTAGAAGCATATCTAAGCGATCTAGATATATTTCCGTCAAAATATTGTAAAGGCTTGTTTAAGTGATGTCTTGATCTAAGAATATAGTTTACTGGCGTTTTGCCTTCTGTTAAAACATATACTCTATCTTTTATTTCCCATTTTGGCTGGGACACCATAGCATCTTTAGTCATTTTATTAAGATTTAATTAGATTAAAAAAAAAGGGGGACAGGAGTCCTATCCCCCAATTAATATTACTTCATGATAACGAAGTTGTTTGCACCGTGTACGCAAAGCGCTCTTTCACTTAAGAAATGAACTTGCATTGCATCTAGGTCACTACTCATTCCAGCTGTACCAGCAGAACCAGTTACCCAAGACTTGTACTTACGATCTTCAGCTTCTGACTTTCTATATTTTACATGTAAGAAAGGTCTAACTGCGTTTTTACCTAAAACTTGATCGTAGATAGTAGTAGTACCAGCGGGCACTAATACACCATCAACAGCAGAAGTTAATGCTCCTGTAGTTGGATCGTTTAAGTATTTCCAGTCAGTTTTGTAGAAGTCATATCCTAAGTTAAATCCTTGAAAACCTAAGCTAATAGCCATGCTCTCGTCGTTATCAAATAAACCATAAGAACTTGTAGAAGCACCGCTGTTGTTTTGTGCAGCTAGTACTGTATCAATTTCAAATGATTTAGTTCTGTTAACGAAAAGAACGTTTTCTTGAATAGCTCCTTCTTTATCTAGAACTTTGATGATTTCTTCAATGTCTGTACGAGCAGCGATAGATCCTGTTGAGATGTTACCTCTGTTGTCTAGTTCATAGAATAAACCTTTTGTTCCTTTGTATCCAGCAGACTCTGCGCCAGATGAACCAGCAGCAGGACGACCTTCAATTAAAGAAAGCTCCATATAGTCTTCGAAACGTAAACGAGTTTCATGCTCTGATTTTAAATACCAAAGGTATCCAGTAGCACCATTCTCAGTAGTCACTTCAATCCATCCGATCTGAGCTAAGTCAGAACCATTAACCTCGTACTTATCTTTAATGATAATTGGGTTGTTAGTTTGGATGTCTTTTGGTGCCTCTAGAGAACCACTCATTCCGTTAGTTCCTTTTTTGAATTCAGAACCAAACGCAAATACTTTTAACCCAGTAGTTGCGATGGCACTTGCAAGGTTAGCATTTTCATAAGATGCTACAGTAAACGTATTAGTTGTAGTAGCAGTAATGATTGCTTTCTCTTGGTCAGTTCCATCAGAAACAATAACTGTTTGGTTTACACGGAAAGGGTGTCCGTTTGATGTAATAACATCAGCAGAACGAGTCGCTCCAGACACGGCTAAGTGTAGTCTTCCTTGCTCTGACCATTGGATTACGTCAGATTGGAAAGGCATCTCAGCTCCTACCATTCTTAAAAAAGAAGATACAGAACGATTTCCATACTTTTCAAATTCAGCTTCATAAACATCAGGTAAATATTGAGAAGTAAACTCAATAGATGACCCTAAATAATTGCTCGACAATGTCGATTTACTTGGCGCTGGGGTTAATGCTCCACCAACACCACTCATAGTTACACTCATGGTAAATAGTTTTTAATGATTAATTATCTTTTTTTAATTTTAAAAGAGAACGTGTCATCATTTTCGAGGGCTCTAAATTTAATACCACTACTTTCTGTCTGCATATTTTGCCTAACATCCATGTCAATATTTTTTGTTTCCTTGACAATCCCGTTAGTTGCATCAGCCTTACCTTGTTCGTATGCGAACTTAAATATTGCATCCGCATTTTGCGCAGCATACAAAGCCTTGTGATACTTGTTTATATCTTTAACAGAACCGTTTTCATCTAGGTGCTGATTAAAAAAGTTGTTTATATCTGATTGAACCTCTTTAACCTTCACTACATCATTCGGCTTGTAGACTTGTTTCTTTTCCCCAGCTGTGAATTCAAAACCTTTGAAATCATTAGAAAAAAGATCGTTTGTCTTTTCTGCAAAAATACGTGAGCGTTCCTCTTGAGCCTTTTGACCCTTTTCCGACTGTTCTCTGTATTCATTATAAAAACTAAAAGCTTCTTTGTATTCATCTGGAAGATTAGCATCTCTTGACTCAAGCGGTGCCTTATACTTTTCCTTCAGTCCTTCAAAGTGACTTGTAGCCTTATATAATTCCTCTTTATAAGCAATCTTTTTCTTTTTGATATCTTTTTCATCATCAATATCAGCATCATAGCTGTATTCTTCTGTTATTAGATAATCAATCTCGTCTATATCTAAATGAGGTTTTGTTTGCTTGTAGTATTCTCGCAAGCGTGTTGTCTCATCTACTTTTGACCAATCCTGTTGCAGTTTTGCGTAGTCTTCAAAGGAACGTCCAGTTTCCTTTTGATACTTCATAAACTCTGCAATTTCTTCAGGCAAAGATTGCTCTTGTTTTTTTTCAGTATTTTTAAGAACTTCTATTGACTCAACCTCAAGGTTGTGTCTATCTTTTAGATAACTTAAAATGCTGTTATCATCAAGCTCGTAGGGCTTTTCTACTTTTTGCTCTACTTCTTGCTTTTCTTCTTGTACGTCTTGGGCTTGCTCTTCGACTTGCTCGCTGACGACTTCTTCTTGCTGTGATACATCATCTTCTTTGTTGTTATCTGTTATTTCTTCTTTTACTTCTTGATTGTCAACTTCTTTTGGCTCTTCTTGAACCTCTGGTTGCTCTTTTTGTTTTGGCTCAATAGGATTCCCATCGTCATCCAACGCCCTTACTTTCCATTCCATATTATTAAATTAAATTGTATTGCAAAATTATAAAATTAATCAACACCCACGATCCCACTCATACCTGAGCCTAATGAATCTTGACCATCAAAGTCTATAGGATCTAAGTCTTGTTTTCTTTGCTGTATTAGCTTTGACTGTTGAGATGCTTGCTTAGCTGTTCTCTTGTCTTTCCTGTCTTCTTTGTATCTGTCTTTTTCCTGCTGCATTTGTAGCTCGGAAGACTTTATTTGACTTTCTATGCCCTTTTGCATTTTAATAAGCTCTGACTTAAGAAGAAACTCTTGCTGCATTCTCTTCATTTCTAACTCAGACTCTAGCTGCTTTATTTTAGCTTCTGCTTCCATTTTAGCTAAAGCGGTCTGTTGTTTTCCTTGTTCAGCTGTGAGTGAAGCTTGCTGATTGGCTTCTGCTTGAAGCGCAATGTTTTCTTGCTGACGTTTGTTGTCAAGCTTTTCTTTTCGTCTTTTTCTAACCTTCAATAACTGAGATGCTATTTTTACGTTCTTTACGCTTCTTATATCAATAGCATCATCAATGTCTATTTTACCAGCAGACAAGGAGGTTTGTATGTTTTGCTCTAACATTTGTCTTTCTTCCTCATCAGGATGAAGCTCTATGTATATTCCAAAATCATGTAAATGAAGCTCCTTTATTTCATTTAGTATATCGACGCTGTGTCTTCCAATACTTTTTACGAAATCTTCTTTCATGGTAGAATATTCAAGTATATCTGAAATTCTGTATCCCACGCACTCAGCAATTCGTTGTGTTGTAAAAATACCTGACTTTAATATATGTCTTGTCGCAGTGTTTGAATTTAAGGCTGCTAATTTTTGAACGCCAACTAGTGCGTTTGGATCAGGCGTTGAGCCATCTCTTGCTTCGTTAAGTCCAGTTACGCCCCTTAATAGGTTTAGGTTGTAATTGTACATGTTTATTAAAGAAGATATTTTTGAGTTTGCTCCCGAAGAAGTTAGCTCTTGAATAGGGACTTTTCCATTATTAAACTCCCCTTCTTCTGTGTAGCTTCTTCCAATTACTGATCCTGTTTGAAAATAAAGGTTCAGAGCCTCTTGGGGAGAATAGGTATTTCCATTACCTAAATTCACAGATGATAGACCATCGATGTCAATAAAAACCCCATCTGGTATCATCTTAGATGCAACTTGTTGCAGTTTTAAATGCAATAGCTGTATCTGATCAGCGAATGGAATCATTCTTTTGACAAGAGAATCAATCTGACCCCTGTACATTTTTGGTGCACTGACAATAAACGGGGCGTACACCTTCTCTATCGAGCTCTTTGGTCTCACCATGTTTTTCATCACCTCCCACTTCAATATCTTGTTTGTTCCTAATACAAGTACACCTTCGTACCATACGTCAATTCTTTTAGATAATTTTTCAAAACGTGCTTGTTCTGTTTTTGGTGGGTTGAATTGATCGTCCTTTTTAAGTACTTTTTCGCCTCCATAGGCGTTTTTCTTTTTCTTGTATACGATATTCTTGTCAGTCTTATAACAGAAATACAACAATGTTGCTGTATTGTAGTCAAATGTGTCAGTCTTATAACCTCCACGCATGCCTTGATAGGCATCGAACTTAGAAGATGATTTAGCTATTTCATCTATCTCAGATTGCGTTAAATTAGGATTTATTTTTTTTATTTCAGTTATGTTTACATTTTTCACTTCTCCAAAGTAATAACAGTCCTCGAAATAAGGATCTTCAGTAGGGCTGTATACTAGGTCAGAAGGATCAACGTATTCAACACGAATGCCTTCATGAGTATTAAAGGAATGTTTTACAGCAGATATACCTAGCACCGTTGCATCCTCATCAATTCTTTTTTTAGTCAATTCGTAGTTGTTATATTTTAAGGTTGTCTCAATTGCTTTTTCTTCGGCAATCTCTATGTCATCCTTGTAATCTATCTGCATATGAAGCTCAAGCTCGTCGTCTGTTTCTGGTAGCGTGTCTGGATTAGAGCTAAACATGCTTTTTCCTAGCATAGCTCCAATTTCCTCAAAATCCTCTTTGTTTCGCATTTCTGTTTGAATGCGATTTTTGTACATTGCTTTCTTGTTAGAGGATACAGGGTCAACCGAATCAGCCTTTACATCAAACAAACGATTTGAAATCCCATTAACAACAATATCTACAAACTTTGGTATTATTGGAACTGGAGTCCAATCTAAATTTAGATAAGATATATCTCCATTAACAGCTAGTTCGTTTTTATATTTTCTAACTGACTGCTCCCCCATTGCGTAAGTTCGCAGTTTATGGTAAGTGTCTCTGTTGTTATAAAACCTTGATTGTCCACCTTCTTTTCTGAACCATTCAGATTCGATGGCTCTTCCAACCATTAGCCCATATTCTTCTGACGCTTTCTCGGCATCGGACGCTAATTGGTTTGGAAATCCTATAATGTAATTCGTAGAAGAATTCTGCATGCGTTTACTTTATAATAGTGCTAACTGATCCGCTATTATTATATCTTGCAAAGTTAACATTTATTTCCGTATTATTTTTCTGAGGCTTAACTACATACTTTTGAGTTGCCATGATCGCTAAACCAGAGCTAACCGTTGCATCAAACTTCGTTCTTTTATTTATATCATAGTTTGCCCAATCTAGTAAAGTTCTTGAAAAATACATGTTTCCAGTGCCTTCATCGTTGAAGCCAACTCGCTCCTCTATATAGGTTTCAATTGCTTCAGCGTGTATAGATATAACCGAAGGCGAAGAGGGTATTCCTCCAAGTTCTTTTTCTGCCTTTGATAGATCATTTTTATTCTTATCTGGTCTGTTTATACTCCACTTTCTATACCCTCTGTTTTTTATATGATAAAGAAGTCTTGGTTTGTTGTTCTCTGCTAATATTGGCATGCCGTAAAAAACCATAGCCATCAATACGTCTTCGTAAAATAACTCAGCAGTTTGAGGTCTATATATATATTCTAAAAAGAAAGTATTTGAAGGTCCATCTAGGTTTGGTCTACAGTATCCATGAAGAGCTCCATTAGAACCTCCACCTCCAACAGTTCCAGATATATCATATGAGTCACAACCAAAAGCCCCTATATGCTCATTACCAGGATATTTAAATCCATTTTTATTTATAACCCTGTTTCTTAACTCAAAAGGAGGTATCCAAGAAACATAAAACCTTCCGTTTTTTTCTGGTGTCCACACAACCTCTGAATCTTTTATCCCGTTTTTCCAATGAAAACCTCCTCTTTGAACAACTCTTTGCCTTTGAAGCCCGTCATTAAAATCTATTTGCTCATATATTTTTGTTAGATTAAATAGACTATTTTTTGCCTCATCCCTAAAAGCGTGACCTTCTGTTCTAGGAAACTGCCTATAAAACTCATTAAGAGCATCAGAATCACTTCTTAGGCTCTCTACTTCATTTTCCCAGTAGTCTATTACCCCTCCATCTATTGTGTCTCCATAAGCGTCTAAAATAGGCTTATTTGGCTTTCTAAAAACTGGGTGACCGTGATGATTTAAAAAACCCTCGAAGTTCCATTCCATTGGTATAAATAAACTATACATGCCACTTTTAGTTTGACCATTAGCATTTCTCTGAGTCACATCAGAGTCCATATATAATCTCTTAAAATTACTTCCACCTTTGTCAAGTGAATTAGAGGTGGATCCCATCATACACTTACCGATCACTCTTCTCCCTAGTCTGAGACAAGTTTTAGTGACACGCCAACTGTTGAGGATGTTATCTGGACGTTCCCATTTTCCAGACTCATCATGAACAAGCAGTCGGAGTTTCTCACCGTCATAGGAATTGTCGCCTGTATTTTTCCAATCAATTGTTGTGTCAAGACCTGCGAGTTCTTCTTGTTGTTCTGTTTCTTGAATCGATTTTCTAGTAAGCTTTGATGCTGGGACCCTGTAGGCGAGCTCTGTCTTGGGTTTGTCCATTCCGTCTTGTATTGGTTTAAAGAAGAAGGGATAGTTGACGGATATCGGTACGACCTTGTCTGTAAACATTTTTTTAGCATCAGCTCCTGATTTGGACAGTATCCCAAACCGTGCGTCTGAAGTAATTGTCGCTTGAGCAACGGATTCTGCTGAAGACATAAAGGAGAAACCAGACCTTCTGTTTTTAAGATAGCACATTCCGTAACACCTAGTGTCGGCTTTACACGCTTCCCAGAAAATATAGAATACTCTATTAGACTCTCTGAACTCAGGGAGCCCAACATCAATCTTGGTCCACTGCAAGTACATGTAATGAGAGCCAGTAATATAAGTAGGATTGCCGTTGTTTTTAAACCAAAAACCATTTTCTCTTCTTTCAAACTCATCTTCAATGTAATCAACCCAACTCTCTTTGAATGCAGACGGGTAGTCGTTCCACTGGAATATGGTCTTAATTTTTTTAAGTTCTTTTGGGATTTCGAAAGGTTCCCAGTATTGTTCTGCATCCGTCTTGTCTCTAGAGAAAATGTTTTTCGGCTGCAAAGGTAGTGCTATTTTTAAATTTTGTATCTCAACAACATCACCTATTTGCCCAGACTTAGATATGACAATAACATCATGTTCGCTGTTGTATCCATAGTCCCAAGCTTTCTTTTTGTTTAGTTTGTCTCTAGTTTTACTATCAATATGAGAGACAACCTTGCATAGCTCAAGACTTTCGTCCCCTAGACTCTGCGAAGCTTTGGAATCCTTTATCTTTTCCTTTGCCGTCTTTAGTCTGATCTTCGCCATTTAATTTTTCTCTTTCATTTTCAATACGCTGTAATATTTCAAAGGCATCAAATATAGCAAGCTTCTTCGTTGCTGCTGCGTTTTTTAATCTATCGGCAGCTAAATCATCATCTGGTTTACCTGTAATTATTTCTTCTTGAGCAACCTTTATTAATTCTTCAACAGCCCTTTCTCCAGCTAATATTACCCTTAATATTGTTTCTTGAGTGTCACTCATTTAAATAAGTATAAGTAAAGTAGTAGCCCTCCCAAGTTCCTGTTGTAACCCAATATTCTTCTTTCATTCTTTCTTAGCTTCTAAAAGTCCTCTTTCGTATTCAGACTTTTTTTCCAACTCCAATATACGACTTTCCATATTGCTAATGACTAAAATCTTTTCATCTAATCTTTCATGAACTAGATGAATTTCATCTTTCAAAGCAGTAAACTCAGCGAATATACCTCCTGCGGCAAATACAGCAACCACAAAAGAAACAACTATTGATAAATTATTTTTTATAAAAGCGTCAGGCATATTAACATAATTTAATACAAATATCCGAATTTTTCATTCTATATATTTTTTCGTCATCTATAACAAACTCATATTCAGAATTTCTAGTAAAACCAATTTTTGTTCCTTCAGTATATACTGAGCTATGTTTTATAAGTCCCACGTGCTCTTCCTTTTTTTTGTCAGATCTATATATCTCACCATCTTGAATATAGTCAAGAGGAGATACAAAGCAATATTCTTTAGTCGTTTTCCATCCATCTCCGTTATCGTACATATATATTTTATCAGGATGAACTAAATATTGACCATCCCTAAAGTATTCGTTACTTTTTCTTTTTTTGCCCTTCATATCAAGATAGGTTCTAAAAACATTATGATGAACAACTACTATACTACCAACTGGTATCTCTCCACCAATCGGAATCGCATTTACAATACCCATTCGGTTTACAAAACTCGCATCCTCTATTGATGTGTTTATCGTGAACTCCTGGTTGGCTATTTTTTTTGTGTTTTTGTACTCTCTTCCTAAAGGAGTCACCAAGTAATCCCATCTTGGATTCATATTAGATTTATGTTGTATTCAACTACTACTGGAATATCCTTAAACTCTTTCCATTTTACAGACTCGTCGTTTTTTTTAACCCAAACACTAAATCCTTCTTGCTCTTGAGCTATATCGCTTATTGTATATGACCCTCCTAAAACCCCTTGATTAACTATATAGTGCATAGCATTCTTGTAGTCTGCTCCTACAGATATTTTTCTTATGTAATTCATTTATATTTTATTTTCTTCGGTAAAGTTTGTGACCTTAACTATCTTGCCCATTTTATAATGAACTGTTTGGCGTATAAATCCATTTTCCTTGTACATCACAAACAAACCGTCATTAATTAAAACTCCATCAACAACAACAACTTGACCCGAAATTACAGGTTTTTCATTAGAATAAAAAACAACTTTCATTCTTTTCGTAGGTGAAGTTGCGATATGAGATTCATTTTTTTGTGAAAAAACACCTACTGTTGTAAGCAAAAACAGTAAAAATGTTAATCCGCATGTCTTTAGATCTTCCATTTTATATATCATCTACCATTTCCTCAAAACCTTGTCTTTGTTTTAGCCTTGAGTAAGCATCCACAAAAATATTGTTGTGATCTCCTTTGTAAAGTTCATTAGTAACTATGTAATTGTAGAAAGCATTGTCTCCATCTAGATAAGCTTGTTCACTTTCAAACACCCAAATTGCATACTGTATCTCGTAAAATTTCTGTGTGACTCCATCTGCATCTAAAAACAACCTTCTATTAACAGTCACTTGACTGATGTTGCAATAGACATTTTCGTGTTCTACGCTTGTAATTACAGGATCTTGTCCTTCTAGTGTCTCAGTTGTGCCTCTCTTATCATAGTCTGGATGTCCTTCGGGTAAGTCACTCGGATAAGTAACTTCAATTTCTCTAGCTGTGAACTCATTTGTGTGGTTTGCCCAATGAGTAAAAGTTCCAATTATTGCCATTTTTTTTATTTTATGTTAAGTCAAATTCGTGTTGTAAAAGTCCTGCGGAAAAAGAATTAGTCCCTGCAGTTCCTGTTAAAGTGTTTCTCATCAAACTAGATGTGTTGCTATTAGTTGTGGCACTTGTATAATCACCTGTAGCACTTAAAACTCTATTTGATAATGAATATCCACTAGGAGCATAAGTGTAAAGTTGTACGTTTTGAGGAGCGTGATCAAAATAGTAGTGTGACCAAGTTCCCCCACCTTGTCTATTTGTGGTGTTTGTTGCAAGTTTTATGTCCATACAACAATTACCAGAACCGCATCCCGTGTAAGGCGAATTAGTCCAATAACTAACATTGTAAGCGGTGTTATATTCATTTCCTCTACAGCCATTCAAAATGTGAGGTGCAGTCCCATTGAATTGAGCAGGACTCGTTGATGTACCTCCATAGCCTGTCCGCATATATCCAGCATTTTGATAAGTAGAAGTGCTTGTGTCAAGATATTGGTTAGTCAAAGAAAGTTGAGATATACTTGTGTATGACAATTTAGAGCTAGTGCTTTGTGAAATTAAATTTGGTACAAAAGCAGTTGCTTGAGTCCTAGTCACACCTACGCTTTCTCCTCCATCGTTTATAGCAAAAGCAGTAATGTAGTAAGTTGTCCCTGCAGTTAATCCTGTTGCATTATAAGTGTAAGCACCTGTCGAAGCATTTGTTGAAACTGTATATTTTGTGTTAGATAAATAACTTGCATTTGCTCCAATGTAAAATCCTACACTAACATTTCCACTTCCTCCACCAATAGAACTCAATGTTCCATTAGCAGTAAATGTAGTTCCTGCAACGCTACTAGTTGAATCTGTAACTACTACAGGCAATTCTATTGAGCCAAAACTTAAAAATCTTCTTCCTAAACTCATAAATTTTAATTAAGGGGTGTTATCTACAACATAAGTTGAAACTGTATAGAAAAATTTTGTGTCTGTAGCACTGTCATCTGCTACCTCAAGCTGCAGAATGTTGTATCCTGTATTATCATAATCTACACCACCAATTTTACAAAACTCATTTGAGTTACTACCTTGAGCAGCTAGAGTTAAAGATTGCCCATATAAATTATAAATGCTTACAACTTGTCCTTTTTTATAGTTTGTCAAATTAATAGTTAATGCACCTGTTAAACTTCCACTCATTTTAAAACAACTAGCAGTTGAACAATCAAAAGCAACTGTTCCTGTAAGTGTAGAAATAGTTGCACCCGCTGTATATCTAGCCTCTAATTTATCGTGAGTTATATTATCATTCAAAACCTTTGCCGTAGTAACTGCATCTGCTGCAATAGTTAAAGCTGCCGAACCTGTAACATCTCCTGTATGGGTTGCATTAGTAACCTTTGCTGTATTTGCTGCTATCTCTGTATTAATTGAGTTAGCTAGTTTATCTGCTGTAACCGCATCGTCGGCAAGTTTTGCTGTAGTTATATTTGCATCAGCAATCTTAGCAGTAGTTACGTTAGCATCTAAAACTTTTGCTGTTGTAACGGCATCATCAGCGATCTTTGCTGTTGTTATTTGAGAATCTGCTATATGAGCTGTATCAATAGCACCACTCGTTATATGTTCTGAATCTACAGCATTATTTGCTATTTTTGTTCCATTAACAGAATCAGCAGCTAAACTTGCTGTGTGAACCGCTCCGTCTGTTAATACGCTATTTGTTACTTTAGTTAGTGCCATGTTTTAAGGTTTTGTTGGTTTTGTATTTGGAAAGTTATCTGTATCAGTCCAGTCTCTCAATTCTTGTCTATATGTTATCCAAGCATCTCTGTTTGGGTAGTCACTCAATGGCATTATGAAGTCTGTATCTTTCAGTTCATTGTTTCTCCACTCCCTAGCTTCAGTTTCAAGTTCTTCAGTTGTTTTTACAGGGTGACTCCATCCGTCATCTTCATTCCACAAATCACCAAAACCAAAACCATCTGATTCTGCAGCCCAAATTCCACTAAAACCATTAATGTCTGATTGTTTGCTTTCTGCTATTCCATTTATAATTCTATAATACATTTTTTTAGTTTTTAATAATATAATAAT